TCGATGCCAACTTCATGCATCGAGTCGAAGTGACCGCCCTCGCTGGCAGTGGCAAAACCAAGTTGTTGGAGGCTAATCTTCAGGCTATCAGTCAGTATGTCGAGATGCAGGACCAGTTTGGATTCAAGTTTAGTGAATCACCTGACTGGGAGACGGCACTGGATGACATGAAGGAACACAAACAATACTTCAACACCGAGACCGACAATGACCTCATCGACTGCTGGATTAGAAACATCCACGAGTCCACCGAGGATGTGTTCTTCGACATGGTTGACAAGGAGCAATACATCACCCACGACAACAAATACTTCGTCCAGTGCTGGATTGGATTGATGTCCAAGCCTGCAATGACAGCGAGGAAAGTGAAGGTCCAGTTGGAGACCGCTAGGAGGAACCATTTGGAGTTAGACGAGGCAGGTGCTGTGGACCTAGTTTCAGTCATGATGCTACTTTTCCTCCCACTGATCATGGTCGTCAAGGCTGTCCAGTATGCATCAGCACTGGCTGACCAATACAGTGAGATGAGACATCCCGCTGAAGCACACAGAATCGATGAGGACATCCCTGAATTGCTTGCCTTTGGCGGTGGGGTTGACTCCACAGCAATGGTCGCCATTCAGTGCGATAGAGACGCTGGATTCGCTGTTGTCAACAGCATCCTAGAGGCCAAGGGTCAACAGGGCTGGACCAGCGATGAGTTTGATGAGATGTTCCCACCAGTTGAGCATGTTGTCTTCGCCAATACAGGTGCTGAATGGGACCATACCTATGCCAACATCGAGTATGCCAAGGTTCGATTGCAGGAGGCAGGAATACCGTTCACCATCGTCCACAACGAATACCGTGGACCGATTGATGATTACATCAAGGAGCGAGGCATTGTCCCGTTCTTCAATGGTGGCAAGCACACCTGCTCCAAGATATGGAAACAGAAGCCCATGCAGGACTGGTCCAAGGAGACCTATGGCAAGGACACTGTGGTTCGCTGGGCTGTTGGCATCTCCTATGATGAGACGGCTCGTATGTCCAAGTTTAACGGCCTTGACAAGAAGGCACTTGACCAAGGTCAGGTCAGTCGTTTCCCAATGACCGACCTGATGATGACTCGATACGATGAGCAACTGATCATCCAAGAATTGAATTGGTCTCCTGATGGTGATGTAGTCAGGCTCTCCGCCTGCTATCACTGCCCATACAACACCGAGGAGGACCTGCGCCTCCTCCGTAACCATAACCCAGCACTGTGGACCAAGGCTGTCGAGATTGAGCAAGCATTCTTCGACAACAAGAACCATCAGAATTGGCTCGATGCTGGCAAGCCATTGAATGGTCGATGCAACAACCTAGTCGATGACAAGAAGTGCAACACCAAGCCAATTGCAGGTCAGGATGATTGCCTAGGCTGTGGGCAGGAATACAACGGTGTTCGCCGTGCGCCACATGGTATGTGGGCTGATGACTATGCTAACCGTGCCGAGGACCCACAGCGATTGATTCAACGCAATGGACCAACTGGTGGACTGATGTCCATGGAGGAATGGGGCAGTTACATCGATACAGGAATCACCCCTGCACCTCAAGGACAGACTACACTGTTCGATACTGGGTGCGGTGGATGTTCTAGCAAAGGACTTCTCTTCGATGACAGTGCATCTGTCTCGATCACTGGGATTTACTTCATGCTGTTCTTCATTCTGTGTGTGCCTTTAATTATGGTTATCAAGACGGTCCAACTGATGCACCCTATTCTAGTCAAACAATCTAGCGACATTACATCCAGCGATGACTCATCGTTTGAGACCTGTGGAGGCCAGTCAGCACCTGATGTTGATGGGTCCACCATTCAACTACACTACGCTGTCCCGTCCACCAACTGTGATGGATTCCCTCACAGTGCTGAACAGGCTGTGGGACTCAACAAACTGCATGATGGATTCATCCATTGGGCGGAGACAGGAGAGCCAGTGTGTCAGATTATCGAGGCCGTTGCAGGAAGCGGTAAGACCACTTACATCAAGTCGGTTGCCAAGATGATGGCTAACCTAGGACTGGGTTCATACCGTGTCATCCTCACTGCATTCAATGTCCACATTGCCAAGGACCTCAATCAGGTTGCTATCGACATAGGACCGTCTCTAAGCGGCTTCGTTAGGATGGGTGGCAGTAACACTGTCCAAGCGGCAGGACTGTCCGAGATTCTAGTCCCTGCTGGCCTTCAGAAGGGCGTTGACATATCCGTCGATGGCTCCAAGGAGCGTAACCTCGCTAGAGTTGTCCTGTCTGATGCCATTGGTCAGTATTCGGAATACAATGACCTGATCAAACAGGGAACCCCTGACCAGCCTCAAAACTGGATTAGTGGTTGGTATGCTCATGCTAGTGCTTTGATGGACCTAGTGTCCTCGGTCAAGGACGATGGCCTAGACCCTCGTCTCGACTCATTCACTACTGACTTCAATGACTTCTTGAACCGTAAATCCAGCATCCTTAACTGGGCTGAATCACCACTGTTTACATTGAAGAAGTCCATCCTCGTTCAGATGATTACTCGATGCATCAAAGAGGGTCAGACTCTCGTATTCAATGCAGGAACCGCCCTTAGACCCGCCAAGGGTGCTAAGTCGCCCAATGGTGAGCGAGGATACAAGCGTGGGGTCCACACTTACACTGGTGGCCCCTTTGACAAGCAGGTTTCTGACCGCATCAAGGCTGTCTGTCCTGAACCATCCAAGAAGGGTTCAGGCCGACGCAAGGTCGCCAGCAATGATGCAAAGCGCAGTGGATGCAAAGGAACCACCAAGTCAATGATCGAAGGTGGACCAGTATTCGACATCAAGCGCATCAAGGCTAAGATGTTCGATGATGATGATGCTATGAATGAGTATCTAGCCTGTGAGGTCATCCTGCCTATGTTTGTCAGGTTCTCATCCTATGATGCTGGCAACGGCAATGTATCCCCTGACCATCAGAAGAAGTGCAGTGTCAGTGTCAACTCCACATACCAACGCAACGGTGGCACATCAATCCGTGCGGCCATTGGTGACTTCGCCAAGGTTGGCAACAACGGCAATATGCAGAAGGCAAACATTGGAGGAATCCACCGCTGGAAAATCACTGATGAGAAGTCGGCTAGGAGAGCAATGGCTGTCCTTGCACTGCACTTCGGCACTACTGCCAAAGGAGTCTATGTCAATGAGGCTGAAGTCGAGGAGTCCAAGGCGGAGAACCCAGTCGGTATCGTCTCCTTCGATGACATGACATACAGCCCATTCTATTACGACCTGCGACCACCACAGCCAGCGGTGCTACTGTGTGTCGATGAAGTGCAGGATTTGTCTGTATTGAAGGGCGATATGGTTCGCCGCTTTGCTGATGAATCCACCAATGTTCTGTTGGTCGGTGATCGTCGTCAGGCACTGTATCTGTTCGCTGGTGCTGATGGTGCGGCAATGACCAAGAATGCTCAAGCATTCAACTGTGAGCCATTGCCAATGACCATCTGTTGGCGTAACAGCATCAAGGTGGGACAGAATGTCCACCGCATGATGACTTGGGCCACATCAGTAGCCACCAGTGGCGATGAGCCTGTGGACCTATCCAAGACAGAAGTCCCAGCATATGCTGACCATCGCTGTCCTCCTATCGCTGACTGGCGTGAAGGTGCTTCTAGCATCAGGATGCCAGCACACCTCGTATCTCAATACATCGAGGCGGGAGACATCACTTGTAGCCGTGTGGTTGCACCACTGGCTAGAATCGCCATCAACACCCTGCGAGAAGGCAAAGCAGTTGTATTGCCAGCAGGCAATGACGGCATCGATGGACTTGTCAAGAAAATATGGACAGGCTCTCGACCAAAGTATTCAGGCAAAGGTCACGCTATCAAAGGTCTAGGACTCCCTCAAACTGACAGTCAAGGCTCAAGAGACATTGCACATGATGCACCGTCTCAAGTATCCCTCACTGAAATCAAGAAGCGAGTCGATGATCTGTTGAATTATGTTCGTAACAAAATAATCAGGGATGCTGGCAATGACCCCAAGGCTGTTGACAAGGACAACTCCTATCAGAATCTAGTCGATGAGACTGACTGTGTTATGGCACTGGCTGAAGGATGGCTTGAACAGACTGGCAACATCAACCAGTCCAGCCGTGGTTCCACCATCCGTGCTGACCCAGCACTGTTCTTGAAGTGGCTAGACCAATTCCTAGGACAGACTGAAGGTCGCAATGGCGAGGACAGCATCAGGTTCGCTTCTGTTCACCGTGTCAAGGGCGCACAGGGTAAGAGGACCTTCATTGTCATGGACCGTATCCTCAAGGACAAAGAGGGCGAGGAGAGAGTCGTTGGTGCATTCATGCTACCTCATTGTATGACTACACCTGATGAGGCTGTTCAAGAATTGAATGCAGTTTATGTCGCCGCTACTAGGGCCATCGACCAAACGGTCCTCGTATCTCATGACAAGGACTTGGCTGAATTATTCCCCACCAAGGAGTCCTTCGACCTAGTTTGGCAGGCCGCTAACAGCGGTGATGACACACTGGTCGCAATGGCATACAAGAACGCTACAATGCCTGAAGCCGACAGGGTTGTAGCCCAGCCCAAGGTTGAGCAACTAAAGTGTGGTTCATGTGAAATCCCTCTCGATGCTGATGCTGATGTCGATGAATGTGTTACAGAAGGCTGTGACTCGATCATGTGCAAAGAATACAGTGGCAGGGAGGCCAGCGGTCCAGCAGGTTGTGGTGTAGCGGCAACATTTGAGGACATGATTGACCGCACTGGCAATAAAATATGCTTCAAGTGTTCCGATAAACAGCGTGAAGAGGCACTAGCCAAGGACGACGCTGAAGAGTTACCTCAAGACGCTATTGAAGCCGTTGACCCTAGAGCATACACTGAAGAAACTGTTACCTATTCATGCAACAAATGCAAATACACTGTTCACCCAAGAGTCCGTGTGGATGGCACGCACAATGGAGGAGGCCGTTGCCCATATCGCCGGTCTGATGGATGTAGTGGCCACATGGAGATGGTAAAGGAGGAAGTGATCGACATTGCCAAGGCAATGGCGGATGCACAGTTTGAGATGGAGGCGAATGCTCATGTCTTAGAGAACCCAAACTTCTCCCAGCCTCCAACAATGCAGGAGAGGATGGACAAGGCAATGAAGGATGATGAGTCAGGTGCTATCGATTTAGTGAGCATTTTTATGCTGATGCTGTTCCCTATCATCCTAGTGGTAAACATGGCTAAGAAGATAGTCCCAGCGTTCACATTGGCTCAAAGAGAAGCATTGACTGAAGAGGGTCCAGCATACTACACGAGCGACGATGATACAAAGAACCGTGTCATCAACGACAGGACCGCATTCAATCAGAAGACGGGGTTCTTCTTAGCATGTGAAGCATGTGACGAGTCTAAGTTTCATAACTTCACAGACAGCGAGAAGTATCCTCGACAGGCTCAACAAACCCGTTATCATAGTAACCCATTCTCTAGGACTCGATCATTCAATGTTCACTGTGAATCATGTGGCGGTATCACCAAGCACCATAAGCAACCTAAGCCACCTGAATGGTCCCCTAAGTCTCTCGTTACCATTGAGAAAATGGGGACTCGACCTGAACAATGGGGCTTTGCACCAGTGAAGTTTCACAAGCAAAAGGTTGAGACTTTCAGCATGTGTGTGCATTCACCAAACACTTACAGTGGGTCATACGGCCAAGGCAGTGGTCATATTGTCCCAGTGAAAGGATACGATAGAAGTAGCCGCTATTCTCGTGGCTCTCAACTATGCACTTATGCTATCACCACCCACCTCTCCGAGGAGAGGCTAAAGAGGATGCCAACTAAGTGGACAAGGGACCGTAACTACACCATTACTGATGACCTTCAGTCGTGCATGGGTTCAGGCGAATTGGTCATGACTATCACTGACAGGAATGAGGAGGAGTTGTGGAGACGACTACACCCAATGACTGATGATGACGGGAGAGTCCTTGACAAGTATGTCCCAAAGGTCGGTGACGAATGGGCCTTCAGGAGAAAGGTGGAGAAGGACATCGAAGCGTCATTTCATGTTCAACCGCCAAACCAGTCAATGACGAACCGTGCGATATTGTATCATCATTATGACCAACTCGATGAAGTAACACACACTGAAGTGATCAGATGTGAAACCAAGAGAGCAAAGCAGGAATTGAAAGACGGTGAATGGGTTGAAACAGAACCCGCTGAATACAGACCAGCATTGATTGTATATTTCCCATGCCCTAAGTGTGAAGGTGGCAAAGCGGAGGGATACTCCACCGTGAAGAGTAAGCAAACGATGAACAAGCGTAAAGTTGGTTTCGATGCTGATGTCGGGACTATCGGCAAATGGTCGAAAACACCCATGACTGTTGGTATTGTTCAATGGCCAAAGGATGATGATGGCAATAACATAGTCAAGTTTGACTCAAGGTTTCACCACCATGACTGTATGGTCTGTGGTAAACCACACATCAAGTCGGGTCTAGTGCCAGTCATGGCCACAGACGATGAGAAGGACTGGCATGGCATGTGGGTCGGTCAGGACTGTGCAAAGAAGTTTATGGGATTCATGAAGTTTACAGTGCCTGCGGATGCATGTAAGAAGTGTAATGGCCCTAAATCAAAAGGGATGCTGTTCAAAGAAGTCAGACCAACACCTTCTGTTATTGAGGACAATGACCTGTCTCAAGAGGAGGTAACTGACCAACTCCATGTAGTGTGGGGCTGTGCCACCTGTGGCAATGAAGGGACACATGAGGAGATGGTGATCGAGTATGACATGGAGACCTATGTCGGCAATGGCCATAAAGTTGAGACTGTCAACTCCAAGGATGTTGGCGAGAAAATCCGCTGGGTCGGATTAGACGGGTCCCTTGAATTGAACCCGCAGGAGAGAGTTACACCTGAATGAGCCTTGATATAGGGCTTGTTTAATGGATGAATCGCAGGCGGGGTCAATCAATACCTGTGGGGGTTTGGTTGTAGGCTTTGTATGTTGGCCTTCACCATCCCCGCCTGCACCTTGAGAATGAAGAGATGATAATTATGGCAGAATATGTTGAGATAGAAATTGAAGAGATGGACCTTTTCCTAGGCGAAGAGGGTTTTGAAAGAATTGAACCTGACGCAGTGGGACACCCGTGCAAAGAAGCGGTGTATGAACGCAGTTACGATGATTCAGGGTGTCGCATCCGAATCTATTCGTCTGTGGACATTCGCAATTCAGCAGGTCGCAAAGCAGGTTCAGACGCAATACGAGTCGTGCTGGTTGACCCTGAAGGATACCCTTGGAATAAATCATTCAAGCGTGTGCATCGGGTGGTGAATTGGCGTAACAACTTGTTACAGCGAATCAACCCAGTGATCGATGAGTATTGGAAATACCCATGGCAAGCACCTAGGGAATGCCCTAAGTGTCAAGGAGGAATACTCCGAACCCGCTGGGGCAAAAAAGGCCCATTCATGGGCTGTTCAAACTACAACCCAACGGTGCGTGACTCATGTCGTAACACCGAGGCGGTCCAATGAATATATTCATCCTGCATGTAGTAGCGAGGATATGCGCTAGAATGCACTGCGATGTTCATGTGGTCAAACAGATACTAGAGGCGGCTCAAATGATGGTCGCCGCTTTGGTTGCCAATGGTCATGACCCTGCTGATATGCCTCTCTCCTCTAGCGGGAGACCATACGGAGTTACGCATAAGAATCATCCATGCACATTATGGGCGGGAGAGTCCAATGCTAACTTCAGGTGGCTAGGCAGGTTTGGCTTGGCATTAGGGGAGGAGTTTCTGTATAGGAAACGAAGTGCTGACAATAAGCACCCTCTATCAGCCATCGATAAGCCACATCGATGCGTCGAAGTGATAGAGCAACTGATCGCAATGCACGAAGCAAAGCCGTTTACCGATAAGACTGACGAGATGACTCCATTCAAGCAATGTATGCCTGATGAGTTTAGAAGCGAGGATACAGTCCTATCCTATCGTGAGTATTACAAGTCAAAAGTGTTCAAGAATACCATATCAGGAAGGCCTGAATGGAACGGCTTACGGCCCGCTCCTGAATGGTGGTCCTGATAGTGAGCCTTGAAATGCTAGACCTCCTTCGGAGGGGTTATGATGCCCAACGGACAACAGCCGATATTCATAATGCCTGAAGGAACAGACCGCACAAGAGGAAAGACGGCACAGGGTAACAATATCGCCGCCGCTAAAGCGGTTGCTGACGCAGTGAAATCAACACTAGGGCCTAAAGGAATGGACAAGATGCTAGTCAATGGACTAGGCGATGTCCTCATTACCAATGATGGTGCTACAATCCTGCGTGAAATCAATGTCGAACATCCAGCGGCCAAGATGGTCATTGAAGTTTCAAAGACTCAAGAAGCACAGTGCTTCGACGGGACTACATCAGCCGTTGTTCTCGCAGGTGCTTTACTCAAGGAGAGCGAAGCACTGATCGAAAAGAATGTGCATCCGACTGTTATCGCATCAGGATACCGTCTCGCATCGTCTAAAGCATTGGAAACTCTTGAGAAGTGCGTGCTTGACGAAAGACAACTGTCCAAGGTCGGTAAAGACCTAGGAGCCATTGCTAAGGTCTGTGCTGAAACAGCATTGACTGGCAAGTTTACTGATACTCACGAAGGAGTCAAGGATGTCATGTCAGGCATTGCGGGCGATGCCGTCAACAGATTGTCTGACGGGATAAACCCCCCAAACTTAGACGACATCAATGTGATATGTGCAACAGGTGGTTCAGTTGAAGACTCATACCTGATGGATGGAATTGTCCTAGAGAAGGAAAAGGCTCACAACGGAATGCCAACAGCAGTTGACGGAGCCTCGCTTGCATTGGTTGACTTTGCTATTGAAGTTAAGAAAACTGAAGTCGATGCGAGAATCCAAATTACAAGTCCTGATCAAATGCAAGACTTCCTCGACCAAGAAGAAACAGCCCTGCGAAACATGGTGAAGAAGTTTCAGGATGCCGGAGCAAATGTGGTTCTATGTCAAAAGAAGATTGATGACCTAGCCCTGCATTACATGGCTAAGGCTGGCATCATGGCATTACAGTCATGTCGAAAGTCCGAGTTGTCATCAGTCGCAAAGGCGACAGGTGCTGTTGTTATCAGTGACCTTGATGACTTAGTTGATGCTGACCTTGGTTCCGCTGGACATGTGATTGAAGAACGAATTGGTGAGAACCTGATGGTTCGTATCGGTGGCGTGTCTGAAGTTGATTCAAGGGCGGTCACAGTCATCCTGCGTGGTGCAACCACCCATGTCGTTGAAGAGATTGAAAGAGCCTTCGATGATGCGCTTGGAGTAGTGTCTCTAGTCATCAACACCTCACAGATTGTCGTGGGCGGCGGATGCACATTTGCGGCAATGGCGAAGAACCTGCGTGAATATGCCAGCACTGTTGCTGGTCGAAAGCAGATGGCTATCGAAGCATATGCCAAGGCACTTGAAGAGATTCCTTCGACCATTGCTGAAAACGCAGGCATGGACCCAGTTGATTCGATCATCGCTTTGAGAGCGGCACACGCTAACAGCGCATACACCCACGGAATCCTCGTTACAGATGAGGAGACCGACCTTCTAGTTGACAACCTCCTCCACTATGGAGTGGTTGAACCATTGAGCGTAGTCAAGCAGGCCTTGATTAGCGCAACTGAAACCTCGACCATGATTCTCCGCATCGATGATGTAATTCAAATGCGTCAAGCGGGGCCTCAAGGCTCACCTATGATGTGATGGTTATGCCTGTCCACGGCGATTTCACATACGATAGAAGTTGGGTTGAGATTGAGGACATGCTGGATAGAGCCGAGAAGGTTCAGAACCAACATGCGACGGCTATATCCGACAAGACAATGAACAAAAAGAGGCGAATGCATCACGCTCGCAACTTCAAAGCGTTGGAGGGTGTGGTCAAGACACTTCGTTGGGTGCTGGGGGACAAAGACATCGAACACCCCTTGGAATGATCATGAAACTGCACGAGCAACCGAGAACATAGTCCATATGAACCTCATAAATCTCACGAGCCAATGCCGTGCCACCACCTGTCCATGAACGCTTTCTCTCGGAGGTATTGCTCCTCCGTTATCACATCGCCGCAATTCATCTGTATCATTGTCTCCCCCAATGGAGCATCGTCCTCCACCTCCGTCGAGGGTGTTGGGACTGGGACCAGTATTTTCCGACTATGATGCTGAATGATTTCAGCGGCTTCAGTTGGCTTCAGGCCACCCACCCTCGTGATACCACCTCCTTGGATGGTTACGATCATCTCATTAAACACTAGAAGTGTTCCTTCAGGCTCATCTTGCATATCAATTATTTTTCTTGTCATAGTTTTCATCTCCATTTGTTTTTTGTTCATGTTCATCTAAAGCGGGGATATTCTGAAAATCGGAAAAAACTCTCAACTTTCCCGAAAACTTTCCGAAGTCTCACAACCATCATCTTTACTCGATATATCTCAAGAATCGGATTATTTTGTCGAAGACGAACATTATATTGTATCATTACCTGCAACTAGGATGTTGATATTACGATTTGAATCTCGGACCTCGTGATTGGAATCTTTGCCAATAGTGAGACATTAAATACCCTGACGGCCTCGTAGGTGTTGTCCCCAAGAGGGATTAAGGTGAGAATGATGAGTCGAAAGTTGATTAAAGAGAGTGCTGAAGAGATGGATAATATCCCCGCTGAATTGGGTCCTGCGTTGAAAATGCTAGGAACAATCCTGCAAGAAGAATACATGAGTCGTGATGGGGTTTACCTCAATACAACCGAGCGTAAAGACAACCCCCAGCCTATTGCACTTGTCGATGATACTGTCATCACAGTCAGGGTGGGTAACAAGCGCATTACAATGACTCCATCTGATGCTGACAAACCAGCCGTCCTGATACCAGTCGGTATGAGTGACAAAAGAAACACATGCTCGATCCCTAGAGACTGGGCTACTGGTGTTTGGGTTGATGCATTGATTGAAGCATTCGATGGAGACCCATCAGTAGCATTTGCATTTGCTGAAAGAGTCAATACAGCCATTGACCTTGCTATGGTGGTCGATGAAGAGACTGGCAAAAAGTCAGTCAAGCAATCTGACCTCCCGACTCATCGTCATGCTGTTGAAGTGGCTGAAATCCTTGAGTCGTTGAAGCGACACTTTGAGGGTCAGTCGGCAGGTTCACCAAAGGTCAACATGGACTTCACCATTGAGGAGATTGGTGCAACACCTGTTGGGCCAACTGCTGAAGAAGTTGAGATGGCTAATGAATTGGCTAAACTACAACGCACCGAGAAGGTCTTGAACACCCTCGTTCCTAATCCCAATGTAACACCCACGCAGGAGACCCCTCCTGTGGCACAGGATAATGTCATCCCCGTTGAGGCATCCCATCCCGAAACTACCGACCCTGTGCCTGTTGTATTGGAGGAGGAAACCACCCCAGTTGTTGAAGTGGAGGACACTGTGGATTCTGAACCTATTCTAGGCGTTACTGGTCATCCTGAACATATTGAACACTTGATCATCGAAGCAATCAACACTGCTGATGAAGCCAATGATGGACCTGATGGACAGGTCGGCCCCACATGGGGTCAATTGAAGAAGACATTGAGTGACCACACCCTCCGTTATGTGGACACGCCTGATGACATCAGGGATGCACGCAGGTGCTTAGACAAACTTGTCAAGCACGGCCTAGTCAACAAAGAGGGCGCACGAAGAAGCACACGCTATTACCTGACTGGTTCAGGGCTTGAGTTGCTGGTCGGAATGCCATTGCCTGATGTCATCAGTCAAGACCTTGAAGAAGTCTCAATGGCCCCTAGCGGGGATTCCGCTGTGGCTGTATCACATGAGCCTCATATCAACGCTGAAGCAGGTGGCATGTCCATGTGGACTAATGACCCTGAAGTGGTCCAAGAAGTCAAGGACGAATGGGATGCGATCATTGCTGACAGTGAACCTTGGGACGGACATGTCGAGGACACCTTTGCTAACAACCCTATGCCTATGGCTGTTATACCGCACACAGGCTGTGCTAACTGTGACAAGCCGCATAAGTTTGTTTACGAAGACCTCCCAGTAGGCCCACGCAGGTTCTGTTCTGAAAAGTGCCTATGTCACTATGCCGCCCTAGAATACAAAGGCGAAGGGTATTACATCGAGTCATTGCGAAACCAACCGATGGGTCACTTTGAGGCCCCAGTTGATGAGCCAGTGGATGAAGAACCCGTTCCTGTGGCTGGTCCTGCCAGCATGGACACTGGGACGGCTGATGACCCTGCTATGGATTACCTTGGACTAGGAGGTGGTTTCTGATGAAGGACTTCAAGCCGGTCATTGGCACAGCGGCCTCACGCAACAAGTGGTTGCCAGCACGACTACGCATTGAGCCAAAGTTTGTCCGTCTGACGCAGGTCAATGGACACACGGGCATGGTTATCCTTGTTCGGATTTCATCTATCATCTCAATATCACCTATGACATTGGACCCGCTTGAAGGGTCGTTTGTTATGCTCGCTGGCGACCAACGCCCAATCAAGGTTTCAGAACCATACGGAATGATCGCTAGTAAACTTGGAATCAAAGCAGTAGTATCTGTGGAGGAGGAGTAATTATGACAGGAATCAAAGCATGGGTAATCACCCACTATCACGGCGGCATACCAAACGGTTCATCCATCTATCTCAATGAGGCTGATGCTAGAGTTGATTGGGATGAAATGTTTGATGCTGAAGACATTGCGAAGTATGAATATGAAGACCATGAAGGCAATCTATTGACGGCTCAATCAGCGTGGGACCACGGATGGTGCGAGATGCATAAAGAAGAGATGCGAGTCGATGAAACAATCATTGAGGGGACAGGAAAACACCACCGCTCTATTACCGATGCAACTGATGTCATTCATCAGACTGTGCTTGAGGAATTATGCCACAGGCTAATCGACTCCATGGACGCTCATGCCGACTGTCGAAAGGAGTTTTCTGACTGGTGCGGTTTTACACCCATTGGTCAAAGAGGACTCAAGGAACACGAGGCTAGGAGAATCCTAATGCCTGAAGACGGCTCAATAGAAACATGGGACCAATACTACAACCTTGAATACAGACCAAGTGATACTATTCACCTTGCTGACTTTGTTCACGCATCAATCGAATTGATTGAAGAAAAGGGAGTAGTTGATTTGGATGATTATGACCAACAGAACCTCCTGCATTACTGTGCTATGTGGAACATGGAATGCGGCATCAATGATTTGGATGAGGAGGACTTCATTATCGCACAGAACGCCGCACTTATGTTCTATAAGAGGGGCTGGGCAACTAAGAAACAGTTGCAGGGCTGGGGTGACTTCATCGCTGAAGAAGAGGTCAAGACAGTGACTATTACAATGCCTGAAGACGCATGGAACATATTGTCTGAAGCACTATCCATGGACATGGAGTCTAAGCATATCGACCCTGAAATACGAAATGATATTTACGAAGCAATGGATCAGGTGGTGTTTGAATGAGGTCTGAATGGATTTGGATTTCGGCTGATGACAGCGAGGCTATACTATATCCTATCATGGGGCCTAGACTTGAAGACGGACCTCAACGCATTAGGTGGATGCAGGACATGATTGGTGGCTACTTTACGCCCTTCATCCCAATCTATCCTATCAAGACTGCCGAATTGTTTTGGATGGGTGTCTTTTCTCACCCACAGTTTACAATCGAAGACATCAGCAGGTTTGATGAGAACATTCAGAACCTATGGTGTGATGAAGAAGGAGACCTGAAGCAGTTGCCACTGAACAAGCGAGCGACCACTTTAACCGGCAGACCTATTGTTGGCAATATCCTGATTGAATTGACTAATCCTGATTGGGATGAAGAAGCGGAGGGCCTGTGGGTCCAGTCTTCTGATGGCCCAGTCTTCGTGAAGGAGGAGGAATGATGATGCCCTGCGAATGTGATGAGCCAGTGCCTCGCCATGTCGGATGTCATCCGACCTCCTGCACCAAATGTGAAGAGGTGATCGAATGAGTGAAGTAAAGGTGGTTCCTATGCCATTCCCGCCATTGGGGAACATCCCCATGAGAATGCTCATAGTTACTGATGAGGACATTGCTAATGCACCGTCATGTGAAAATTGCATGAAGGTTCGCTTTGACCACCCTGATATGATGGGTGAGCGTAACGACTGGTGTCTTGATTGTAATGATGAGGCACTGAAGGCGGGGGGCATGGATGATGCTTCGTTTGGCCTATGGGTTCTTGACAATATCAACAAAGGTAAAGTGATTGGAGTCATCCGTAAAGACAGGGGGTCTATCCGTGTCAAAAACTAGGAGAGGCCGAGGCCCTGCTACAACAGTATGGACCCCACAGAACCGACCAAAGAGTCGTCAGCATTCGTCATTGGTATGGCGTGCCGCTGTATCTGTATTGGGCTTCCCACCGTCTTGGATGAGGATGGTCCCAGCAAACAGATATGCGGATACTCCTGATGGGAGGGTGTTATTGAAAACAACTCGCTGGGAGATTGCACGGTCTGAAAACGATAAACACCCGATCATCATATCAGGTCCGGCAAAAAAAGCCGCTGAAGAATTACTGACAATGGAGGTTTCTCAATGAGTGCGCTAACAATACCAGTTGCCCCAAAAATACCTATCAGTGTCGTATTGAGGCAGTGGTCAGGTGCGGTGTTAATCATCGATGAGAACACTAGAATTGAGGATGTCGTTTCTGAAGAAGGGCCTGATTGGATAGAAGTCCCTGAAGAACATTCTTCGATTACATTATGGAATTACAAAGCACCTTTTGCGCTGTTGCCCTATATTGACCTCCCATTTGAGGTGTTGAACAAAAGAGGAATGGCTGTTATCACTGCTGATGGCAGGAGAGGGTGGGTGATTTATGACATGGCAGTAAGCCCAATGGCATCAACGGCGATTGAACCTGAAGACTGTCCCGACTTCATTGCTAGTTTAGAAGACAATCACTGGGAGGTTATACCAATGAAAGCAAAAGAAGTTGATCAGAAAAAGCACTTCGCAAAAAGAACAGATGACGGTTCTTACGACTTTACTGCCGATGTTATTTGGGAGGGCAAAACCTGTGAATGGTGTGGCCACCCTCAAATGAAAGACCATGAGGGTCCATGTGAAGCATGTGATGCGGAACCACAGGCATATGACGGGGCAGGAGTTGTTAAAATGGACAAATCAATGCCTAGCATTCCCGAACATCAAAGAGAGGACTGGGCATGAGCGAGCCAATAGCGTGGTTGAACCCCCTAAATGATGAAGTCTATTACGAGGGGGACTTGATCCCTCAATATGCATTTGATATGTCAGGTGCGCTTGTTTACGGCGAAACCTGCGTGGTCCTCAAAGACCCCGGTTTTACAGGAGTTGTAGTGGTTAAGCATAATGGACAGAAAAGAGAAGTTGAATATACTCCTATGATTCCGCAGGAGGAAATCGTTGAATGGGTTTTGCCCGCAATAGAACCTGATGAAAAGGTGTTCTTTGTTGGACCTGAAAGCCCCGGATGGCGTTGGTTTTATGCCCGCCGTGCCACATTAGCATCGAGGTCCCAGTCCATGTCATCAGGAGAAGACATGGTGGTGTGAGCCTTGAAAAGGCAGACCCCCTTGGCAGTTACTATGCAAGACACTGTTTGGTGCGACGATTGCGACTGTCAAATGGTCAGCAAAGAGGAGATATTTGAATGTCCAGTATGCAAAGACTACATCAGTTGGGACGCATATTATGAACAAAAAGCCGCCCGTTGGGGGAGGATTTGAATATGTCTGATTGGGACGGACTCGTCGCTGAACGCAAATATCGAATGGCTATTCAGCCATGGAACGAGGTCATTACCGAATTGAGGGTTGACCGAGGGATGTTGATCGGTAGTAGTCAATTCACCGAAGACATGACCGGAGTTGAAAGAGTCAACGCATTGACCGTCATTGATGCGGCTATCAAGACAGCAAATGGATGGATTGAGCATTACAGAAAAGACCGAGACAGAATACAGGGAGGTATTCTGAATGTATTCAAGACCAAGAAAATACAGTCCATGACCGATGAAGAATTAGGTGAGATATGATGGAGGCCGCTGAAAAGGTCAATGTCAAATGCCCTGATTGTAAAAACGACTACATGCTAAGAGATGGGGAGAAAATGGATATAATCAACCGCAAGGTAAAACCAGTAATCAAATGCCCTGTTTGTAGGAGGTGGATGTTTCATGATGCCTGAACCAACACAGCGAGACATTGAATGGGCTTATCGTCTATGGAATGGTTTGGCTCTCGGAGGCTCGTGGACATTGCCAGCAGTAGGCGTATATGTCAGGACAGGTGAGACTCAACTGACGCTGGCTATAATGCACAGTAGTAAACCCGTTGACGATGCTTTTGGCTCATCTATATTTGACCGACATGATTGGATTGTTGGGCTAAGTGAATTGATTAACTGGAATGTCAATGAGGATATTCATGAAGCATTTGACAATCATGAAGATCAGATTATTGTAAAGGATGAAGACATCGGCAATGTCGCATTATGTGACACGGGCTGTGGTGCTATTATCCGTATTGTTGCATTGAATGCAGGAGTCCAATATATCCCAATTAGCATGGAGGGCCAATGCCCCCTATGCGGCGAGTTGGAGGCAATTCCTCACGATATGAGGGGCAAGCATGTAGTTGTTGATGATTCAGCGTATCTGATGAAACAGCAAAAGGCTAGAGAAGCACCACCTGTCAATGAAGAGGAATGAACATGACGAAGAAAACAGATTGGGGCCACCTTGAATCTAGGCTGATAGGTAAAATCGAGGCTAGATGTCATATGGGGATGGAGTTGCACACTATGACTTCAAAGGGTTTCAATACACGCATTTTGAATATCAGACTTTTCCGAGTTGTCCCAAACTTTTCAGGACACACGGGCTATACGAAGCAGGGGGTCATGCTAACCAAAGATGAGGTTCGTGATTTACATTCTTATTTGACCGAGGCATTAGCAAATGACAGTCTTTGGGACGATCAAGAAACAAGCGGAGTTGTTCCTATTGAATGAACAATTTTACGACATTCACTTTGAAAAGGCCGAGCAAATATGCTCCGCATTAGACCTTCCTCAAGACATTGCCATACTATCATATGACTTATGGATGGCATTACTGATGAAGGTCCCTAGGACTCCTGTGAGGCTTCTATGCGATTGCATCTATGTCGTAGCACATATGACCGGCAACAGGCGTTCTGTCAATTCTCTAGCGGATACCGCTAAATCAGTCACCGGCTTCAGGGTCAGGGTTATGTCAAAGGACAAGAGGAGGGAGGGGACTAGGTGGGTCCAAACCACCGATTTACAACCTATTGTGTTGAGCGTTATACCTGACCAAGATGCACTTGATTTGTTGCTATCTGAATACCCCTCCCCTCCAACGGAGGAGGGAGCGGCTTGAATACATATTCGGATTTACCTTTCAGGTCTCTTGCTGAATGCACTAGACTAATGGGTTCATTGAAACCTGAACGCCTGATAGCAAACTGTTTGAATGCGAACAAATCAAATCAATACGCTATTGTTTACTACTTCTATTCTCCTTCTAGCGATACTCGGTTGTCTGATGAAGACTTCAGGGAGATATTCTTTCATCTGACCGATGCACATGCTGATGAGGTCGATGATGACCCTGACCCTATACACTTGTTATCTCAATTGTCAGAAGCACATAGCACTACTATGAATGCGGGCCGTGCAATTAGCATTTTGAAAATGGTCCTGACAGCGAGTGATAATGAGTTAAGAGCCGAATACATGAGGCCATTGTTTCAAAGGATTGACTCAAGAGACTTACATTCACTGATCATGAGAATGAGTATCAGAACGGGGGTTGCTAGAAGGAGACATATCATCGCCGCACTAGCGTGGGCCAATGGAGAGTTGTATTACCAAATCAAAAGAGCATCATACTTAGTGGGTATGGAGAGGACATGTTTTGTATTATCGCAGGGCGAGGACCTGTATCCGCTCATACAGCCCAAAACAGGCATTGGCATCATAATCCCATCCCCCACCTATGTCGAGTCTCCAAATGATGTCAAGTTTACAGGCTGTTATATGGAGCATCCTGAAGGGGAGTGGATGAGCCTGCATGTAATGGAGGACACAATCAAATTGTTTGACTCATCAGGTTCCGAAGTTGACATGGAGGGCGGTTATGAGATATACAATACATTCCCCAATGGCATTTACCTCGTGGAGTATGCATCACATAGAGGTCGGCAACTGCTAGTGTGCGACATCCTCAATGACAACAACCTCACCTATGCAAACAGAAGAAAATCGTTGGAAGATACATTACCTAAATGGGCTTTGAAAAAGGTCAAGAAATTATCTGACCCAACAGATGCAAGCCAGCATATATCGAAAGACAAAGCCGTTATACTGTGGAATGCTGATGGAGTAAACACTTATGAAAATACACATTATGAGATGGTTGTAATGTCAGCAAAGGTCAAGAAAAAGCCTATTTTCAGGGTGGTGAGTGGCAAATGGGTCGAATCTATTCACGAGTCTCACGCACCATTGGTGGGTAAATGGAGAGTAGCGGCTAGAGATGGCAACTCGTATTATCCAGTTGGATTGATCGAAGCGGAACCCGATATAACCAAGAAACTGAAACAGATGAACCCGTCATCGGCAAAATTGTTGAATGATGAGTTTACATTAGCCACCCCTATCTTTGTTGAAGCCGAGGTAAATGCCGCAGGCTGGGGTGACTATGGTCCATACATACACGGGCGGATAATTTCAATTGTCCATTCCGCTGGCAAGAAAGACTGTGTAGGGATTGAAGAGATAGAGATGCTTTGTGGGATGGATGAAGATGGGACAGAAGAACAACAGATTGGATGAGGTATTTGCTATCGATAATTGGCTAATACGGTGGATGTGGATAATATGGCTTTTGACAATATCAATACTCACGATAATAGCATTGACTCCAATATGGTTAGTCATCAAACTGATGGACTTAGCGGATTGGGCATGGATGCGGATATTTCACCGTCACCATTGAGTTATGAGGATTTGACTAGAATCCTATTGGTATCAACGATGAGGCCATCAATCACCTGTCAAAAAACAACTTCAAGAGCATGTGGATATATCATTAGGCCTGAAATTAGATTCCCTAGATTTACAGGGAGGGTGGCTCAATACTTGGAGTCGTTAGGCCTAATCCCTCGTGAGTTATATGCCAAGCCTGAAGAGATAAATAGAATACTTTCGATCACTAGAGGGATGGATGAGTTTGTCCCAAACCATGAGGGCCTTATGCTTGTCCGTGCATTGAATGGACGGCTCAAACAGCCTAAGAACCACCAAGAAGTTTTAGAGGCTTTACAGATGATTGAGGACGCTAGATTGAGTGAGCCTTCATAAGAGAGATGTTGATAGGACATATCCCGCAGAAGCGTAAAATGAGTTGAAGATTATGATGAATGAGACACTAAAGAGAATAGGAACAAGCAAAGGATGGTCCGACGAAGAAACAACTAGCAAGTTTGCTGTGTTTGTTCAAGAGTCCTTCCCCGAAGTATGGACACAGAACGGAAATAAATTGGACGGCCTAGATGCCGATGATTTGGACTTCTTTTCAGCATCCTTCGATGTCAGCATGAACCGTCGCACTGGCGGCGGCGGCGGCAAAGGCGAAGAATGGGTTGGCATGATTGTAGCATACAATGGCCGACGAGACACTATGGAGCGACAGCGAACACTTGCTGTTGACAGTGCTGAAGGAAACCTTGCACAGGCATTGCGTTACGGAATGCAGTATAACGGCAACCCTGTCGGTATTGGCCGTGCATATCTGAATGATGGCGGAGACTGGGTTCTAGTCGATGCTGATGACAAACAGGTCCATTCTGAAAAGGCTTCAGACAAACCTCCTCGCTGGGTCATCCCGATCAATGGCGGTCAAATGCACATTGCTATGATTGGCTCAAAGAACGGTGGCAAATATCCAAAGCCTGCATTCATGCCTAAGCGTGAATGGGTGTTCATTGGCAACAAGAAGGACCTATTCCTTTCAGATGGTCCATTGCCTCCTCGCACGCTTGAATGCTCCTTTGAATCGGCTGATTTGCACTTACAGATGCATCGCCCAATTCGTTTCAAGGCTGAAGAAGCCGAGGGTTGGCCTGACAAGACCAAGACTATCCTCCGCACTGGCAACATGACGGCATCATACGACCTAGAATGGGTCCCTGATGCTCAACTGGACAAAGCCACTGCCATCTTCAAGCCTGACCAATTCATGGCTCAATTCATGGATGTTGTTGATTTGAATGACCTGTGGGAATACCACGATGCAAATGCAACTACTTCTCCAAATGGTAAAACATATGGTCCAACCTTCGCCATTTCAGGCGTTGTCGATTACATTGATTATGACGGCAAAGAAGCACCATCCTTCATCGAAGGCGGCTTCAAGCATTCTCTCACTATCAGCAGTAACAGTCTCCGCCGAGATAACCCTGATGCCAGCCTTTGGGTCGAATTGACTCGCTACTTGGTTGACAACCATCAGGCTTTGAAGGTTCTGAAGCAGGACGGCTGGAAGCCTTATGCCCGTGGTTCAAGAGTTTGGATTGTTGTTCGATCACGAACATGGGATGCAACCGATGGCTCTCGCAACATGTCTCTTGATGGCCTTAGCACCTATGCTATGCCAATGCGTTCAATCGTCGCTCAAGAGCCTGACGCTCAATCAAGTGACCTAACTGGTCTCAACGACTTCAGCGGTGGTGCTTGAATGGGCTGGTGGCCTTTGGACCTCAAGACTGGGGGTATTGCTTTTGGGGCTGAAGGTCTCAAAGAAGGACTCATGTGGGGCGACTCCGTTGCCGACATTGTTGATGCGGAGTTGACTTCGTTCCTTCACCAAGTCATCAAGCAAACTAGCGCAGTGTTCACCGCCGAAGTTGGCAGGGAACCAATGCCTATTGAGATTCTATGCGGTTTGGCATTCAGCCTAAACGCCTGCGAGACTCACGAGCCATTGAACAGTCTATTTCCTGAAGGCATTAAATCAGCACATACGCTGAAGGTTGAAGTCGGACGGGTTGATCAGGAGGACTTAGAATGAGCGGAACAGGATTTTTTGACAGCGTTGCATTGGTGGACACCACGAAGGACCCATCTGAAATGAAGAAGGTCCCGGTGCAGGAATTGCCATCGACTTCAACAGTTGCGGCCCCATCAAAGGTTATGAACCCAAACCCCCCTTCTGAACCAATCGACTACACCAGCCCAAATCCCCCAATCGATTCGCTCATTGAAGAGGTCGTGGCGGAGATGCCAATTCAGGCGGCTCACAGTAGCCAACTGACTAACTGGGACTCACCGGGGGCTTTCATTGTCAAAGACGCTAGACTATTGGCTCAATATACGCCAACATGCGTTTTAGCCATGATTGCAGGTCCTGCAAAGAGCGGTAAGACGGGAATGGTGCTAGATAGCCTCACGCCTGAAGAAGTGGCCAATGGTGCTGAAATATGGCATGTTGATTTTGACTTGGGTGGAGACACCACTAAGGCGGCTCACCATTCTGATAAGAAGGACAACATTGTCGTTATCTCTCCGTGGGTCATGGTTCAGAATCAAAGCCGTGTCCCTTATGACTTTCAAGCAACATATCAGCGTGTGCTGGACATTCTAAACCACGCTCATGAAGTTGCCAAGGAACAGGCTAAGTATTTCATGGAGCATGGGTCAATGCCAAAACCGTATCTGAAGACTCTAGTATTCGACGGTGCTGATCAATGGCTGAACATCTGTGGGACCTTGATGAAGGTGTATGACCTTGAATTAGGTCGTGATGGCATTGCCACTACTGGTCAAAAGACCACCACCAAAATTGGCCGTTTCAACTGGGAGATTCGTAAGAACAGATACAGGGCGGCTTTGCCTCATGGGATGCAGGAGACCGCTCGTTTGGGCGTTCACTGCTATGTGATTACTCACATGAAACCATCCTATGACAGCAATGGCAACGAGATTCTTGGGTCTGATGTCCCTGACATCCTCCCTCGTAGCGAGGGAGACTTTCAACAGTTGATTCATGTCAAGGTGTTGCAGGAACGCAATGAGAAGGGCGAGTTGACAGGCAGTAGCAGGTCGCAAGCAACAGTCGTTGAGAACCGCACCAGTTTGAAGTGTGGACAGCCAATCGTGCTATTCGTCCGTAATGCCGAAAACCCACAGTGGTATGGCTGGCCGGGGCTTAGGGATGGTTCATTCGATCATGGGACCGATTTGATTGGTTATCCTGAATGAGGTGTTTGATATGAGTGAGAAACACGATGACTGGAAAACAGGCAATGGACGCACATGGTATTTTGATGATGCCTTGAATACGAAAGTTACGCTTAACAGCCCTATTGCATTCCTTGCATATCAGGCACAGCAATTCAGAAAGTTGTATCACATGACGAAGCATATTGTCGATTACAGTGGAGCCGTCGAGGAATTAAGCCTCAATGACATTGAAACTGCAAAGAAGGCGGTGGTCAATCTATTCGTTGACCAAGACATCGATGATGCACCGGATGATGAATCATGAAGCAGGAGTGGCAGTGGATGACAACTCTAAATATCAAGGACGCTGGTGTTGCCGAAGCCTCTAGGACCATGTGTTGGTTCTGTGGTGGTAAAATGATTTGGCAATGCGATAATGACTTGGATGAAGTTTTCATGACTGAAGATGAAGGGATCGTCGCCACGCTAGTATGCGACTCCTGCAATGCCACAGCGCAATACATACAGAAGGAGGAGTCCGAATGAGCATTGAGCCATCCGCATCAGGAATCAAAGGAGTCAAGCCTCCGGGTATATACCCCATAGAAGGTCGAGATGGCTTGTATTCAGGATACGGCTATCACCCTGTTGATGGAGCATCCCCTGACTTTCTATTGAGGGTCAGTAAGTCATCATTGAATACATTTCAATTCTGCGAACAGCAGTATTTTATCAAATACATGCTTGGTGTTAAGGAGATGCAAAATGATAACATGTTGAGGGGGACAAATGTCCACGATGCCCTAGAGGACTTCTATGACGCTATTGACCTCGACCATGCTCAAGCCCTGAAAGAGGAGGGGGACATCAATGCCGTTTATCGATACTTTACTGGGTTCATTCCGAATGTGAGTAAAGAGAAGGAATACAAAGGGGAGGTAAGCCCCTCAATGCCATTCACCCTAGGCGAGGAGGACCACCTCGACAGGTTAATGCAAATTGAAGCAGGCCGCTTTATGTCATCAGACCTAGAAAACTTCCTCCCCGTGATCAACGAGGACACACTAGATGCAATCATCGATTTGAATGTCGATGGTAAGACAATTTTAGTCCATTTGACGGGTATTGTCGATAGGGCGTTTGCTGATGGTGCTGGCAACCTGCATATTCACGAATTAAAGACTGGCCTGTGGAAGCACAGCGACGGCAAATTAGATTCAATGCGGAAGGAGATGGCATTCTATGTCTATTTGCTCCGCAAGTCCAAGGGACACCCTCTTAGCGGCACTACCGCCACCTATTGGGGCTGGGACCATACGAAGGGAGATACAGAAGGAAAAGAGTTGTATCGCTTTGTTGAGAATGTCCGTTCAGATTCAATTCAAGATGTGATAAGAGACCTGAAATCATTGGTCCGAATGCACTTGAGATATACTGGGAACAACAATGGATGGATGTTTCCTCAAAAACCAAATGGCTGGGCCACTATGAAACTGTGCGAGCCTTGGTGCGCTGTCAAGGGCTTTTGCCCCAAATATGGGAGGGTATTGATGCCCCATGACATGAAGAAGGAGATAGAAATATGACTGATGAAGACGAATGGAATGTATGCTTGAAGAAAATACCGCATGAATATGCTGTGCTGATCAAAACCTTAGTGAAGGCTTCACCTTTACAGGATGTGTCGGCAATGAAACAGGAATTGCTTTTGAAAGCAAATACGATTATGTCCGAATTGAATGAAAGAGCAAACAAGACAAAAACATTCAAAATATCTGACTTTCAAAAGGTTGACCCTCCATACGGTGCTGGCGTGGATTTGGACAAGTATTTCAGACCAACGACACGCTCAAACGATTTCACCCCTAACAAGAACGCTCACAAAAAGAAGAAGGTCGAACCCAAAACTAAGAAAGCACCTAAGAAGACAAGAAAGGTTCGCAAAGACAAAGGGGTCAAGCGTGGTCCTCAAAAGAATCGAAAGAAGTCAAAGAAGTGATCGTCAATGGGTTCAATGTTCCGTCATTTCCCTCGTGAGGTCTGTATGAGGACTCGCAGGGTTGTAAAGAATGAGGAACAGTTACAGAAGTATGTCCTAGCCACCAATGGCAAAGACAACATAACCACCACCGTATATGGGTTCAGGGAGTTGAAGCCGAAAGGCAACCGTGGCGAGTATAATACCGCCATTGTCCCCCACTTCGTAGTTGACTTAGACAAAGACAGACTTCAGGGTATGAGCGATGCTGAAGCAGGACAGCGATGTTCTGAAGAGGCATGGCGGTTATCAGCGCACCTATTGGAAAATGGATGGAGACATGCAGTATGGTTCACTGGCGGTGGTTTTCACATATGGGTCAACCTTGATCAGGAGTATGTCTTAGAACCTATGGAGTTGAATGACCTGCTTGTATCAGGCAGGGCGTTAATCTCAAAATGGGTCAAAGACATGGACTTACAAACACTTGACCCAGTTGTATCGTTTAGGCCTGACCGTCATATACGGATACCAAACTCATTCAATTTCAAACGAAACATATGGTCGATTCCCTTGTATTTAGGGGGCATCTCCGAGGGTTGGGACCATATTGTCCAAAGAGCCAAAGAACCATCAAACATCAGCATGTGCTTAATGGGCGACAAGGGTATGCCCTTAGAAGTAATCAAGCGAGACCCAAATAATCCATTCGGCCCTCAAGGAGGAGGCTTTGCGAAGCAGGAGTTTAATGCTGAAGAGGTCGAAATAGAGATGAAGCGTATTGGGAATATCCCTATGTTGCCCTGTCTCGCTGAAGCCACATGTGAAACTGGTGCAAATCCTCCGCACCTGCCGAGGGTGTATCTGATGATGTATCTGTTGGATTACTTCAACCGATTCGCACGACCCCCATCTAACTCAAAAATATCTATCGATGATCGTGTCAATCAGGCACACGCATTCATCGCTCAATTGAAATGGGCTGATTACAAGCCTGATGTAACTCACAAGTATCTCAAGCACGGGGCGGAAAGGCAATACCAAACACCGACCTGCCCCACATTATATCGTGAAGGATTATGCGTGGGTAAATGTCCATTTTATGATGGCAAAGGAGTTGGAAATTAGATGACAAAAGAATGTAAATATATGCATCATAAAATATGCACAGGCGAAGCAACTGAAAGAAACAAATGGAATGTGGCAATGTGTAAATCATGCCTTAACCATTGGACAAAATATGGGGGGAAAGCAGTTGTCAGATAAATTGCCTGCTTGGAATGCTCGTGCAATGCAAATGCCTGATGGAGGCGTTCAATATGTTATTCTTCAGGGTGAACAGCCGGTTGCCTTTACAGGCGACCAAAACTTTGCTCGTCTAGTGATCGATTTGTTGGAGACCCATAGGACTCCGATGTTTCAAGAAATCCTAGGTGAAATTGCTAAAAGGCAGGGCAGGGATTCTGTTGACTTCAATGAAGTGCCTGAAACCGCTGATGACGACCTTGAACGAATGAAGGCTGAACGACTCGCCAAACTCGATAAAGAGGATGATTGAGTTGCGTCTTACAGTTGTTGTTTGCGTCAACACTGGATGTGACAACAATGTCCGTTCAGGATTCAGGCGGTGCGTTTCATGCTTGCAGGGCTGGACCCCTGCGAAGAGAAAGGAACAGGCTGACAAAATCAAGGCAATGCAGGAGGAGGAATGATGTCAACAGTCATCGTGTCAGAAAAAGGCTGGGTTGCTGACTGGGGGGTATGCTCTCATCCTGAATGCAGTAAGCCAGCACATCCCATGTCAGGCACACATTGGCTGTGCGTGAATCACTATGCTGATTGGCATAACGGATATGCTAAACACTATGGTTGGTCGATAATCGACCCTAATGAAATACTTCAGGAGGTTGAAGAAGATGCCTGCTGAAAAGATTCTATTCATTGACAACAGGGAGCGTTCAGGTCTTGAAGCACTTGTCAAAAAGTATCTCGACAAGAACAAGAAACTGAAGTATCAGACCCGACAGAACATGATCACAGACTACGCCTTTGCTAGTGTCGGCATTGAATCAAAGTCAATAGAGGACTACATGCAAAGCCTGCATAGTGGACACTTAGAACATCAATTGCATAACCTTGATGACAATTACAATCAAGGCATCCTTTTGATTTGGGGGACTCTTGACAAATATGTAGCCAATGCCAAAAAAGGTGGTCGTAAAATCCCCTATGCACGAGCATGGGCCAGTTATGTCGGTTCCTTAGCGAGGTGGGCTGTTGACTACGATATATCCATCATCACATTCCCTGACCGCTCATCGGCGGCTAGATTCATCTGTAAGAGATTTGAGAAGCATGACACCATTGGCTCGTCATCGACATATCGTGTTATGAGGAGAACCAACTCCGAGGACATGCGTATGGATGTGTTGAGAGCGGCAGGTTGTAGTGAAGCAATTGCACGGCGTTTGATCGATGCTCATGGTTCTGTAACTGAAATCGCTGGCTTGACCGCCAAAGAATTGATGCAGGCCGAGGGTGTAGGAAAGGTTCGGGCGCAAAAAATAATCACTGTGCTGAACAGTGAAGAGGCTGTCCCAAATGAAAAAGTCAAGATGACAAGGGCGTGAGTGTTGAAATACTTGACCATCATCCCATAAACTCCACAGGTGTAAAAACATGCTATTGAGACCAACTACTGATGCTGGCGGGAGAAAGTGGGATGACTATACTCTAGTCAAATCCGACTTTGAAGGCAGTAAATACATACGCAACTACATTTCACGATTCAACACAGTCTCTTTCTTTAACGAATATGCGGGGATGCTTTCATACTTCTTTGTAGCAGGCCAAGCACTTTCACCATACATGCGAATACCAATACATGGCGCACATGTTGATTGTAGGGTGCATGTCTATTGGATTCAACAATCAAGGACTGGTAAATCGATTGCATATGAGTTTACGGCAAAACTGTTGAGAGCGTGCGGTATTGAAACCGAGTCTTTCAGTGGTGGCTCCGATGCTAAAATGATCGGAACGGTCATACAACAAGCAACATACGACGATGACGGCAAACCAAACGGTGAGGAATATGTCACGGTCCCCGGTATCCTAAATGGATACAAAACGCTTCTATTCGATGAAGCGAGTATATTGCTGAATGATGCAAAGGCATATTTCAGCGACAAAATCCTCTATCTCCAACAAGCGATGGCCCCGATAGGCAGTGAGACCAATGTATTGGTTAAGCACCTTGTGGGGGGGTCTGTGAGGACTCCATCAGGTGTCTCCTTATGGATGACCACCTATCCGCCAAAGGACATCATGTCGCATGTCTTAGAGAAGGGATTCTTTCAGCGTGTGTTTCTATATCAAAATGATGTAGGTGTCGAACAGCGTCAAACCACCAGTGAACATCGGATGGGGGGCGTATATGTCCCCGTCCCCGACAAGGTTTGGTCTTATGAAAACCTAGCCGAGTTTATTTTGGACATTCAAGGCTTGGTTAAGGCACGGTTACTGAAGGCCGCAGGTCTAACTGATGAGGAATGGGACGAGTTGGAGGAGGGTGTGAAAGAGGAGATTGCCATTCGTCACACATACGACATATTCAACATAGGCCCGTCATATCATGCCGCACTGTTGAATGCTGTTGACGACTATTATGCACTGATCAAAGGAATCAACAATGACATCATCAGGGAGACAGCAATGTCATTTATTCCCAATGTCGAAAACTACACTATCATTTTCGCCAACATCATTGCCGCCACCATGAAGACATCCGTCATCACAGCCGACCATGTAATGATGGCCACTGAAATCATTTATGACAACCTCCATAATCTCATTATTTGGCTTGAACAGAAGCAAGATGTCAAGGCAAAGAAGCGAAGAGAGAATGAGATGCACGGCTGGAAAAAGGCATACAACTTATGTGGCAAGTTTGCTCATAAGAAGTCAAACAAAGAAGTCGTGGCTAAGAAGGACCTTGAGAAGAGGTATGCCTCCGAAGCGGCTGTCAGCACTAGAACCGCTGAAAGAAGGCTTGACAAGTTGATTGCCAACAGTCAGGCTGAACGGTTGATGGATGGCCGAAAAGCATTCATACACTTGAGTTGGTAATGATGTTTAAGAAAAGTCTAGGAAATTGGTTAGAAGAAAACAGGGTATATACGATCAAGGCATTTTCTGAAACGGATGCCTGCGATTTACCACATGGCTGGGAAAAGCCTAGCGAGTTTACTTTGAATGCCATCGTAATCAAAGGCGGGCATGGCGAGCATCTAGTTTTCACTGACGAGATATACACAGTCAAAATAAATGCACGGACTGTTGAAGTTAGGAACCTCGACACTTTTACTGAATGGGTTCAAGGTTTGCACCCCGAATCAGTAATTGTAGGGTATGGCTCAAAAAACTTCGACATACCGTTGATTGAGTCTGTGTATCCTCTCGCCTTTATTAACCGAAAAGGGGACCTTCTATTTCACGACCTGTTAGAATTGGTTCAGGACATGACAGCGAAACACTACGACTCATACCCCCGAAGAATATCCTTGACGGCTTTAGCCAGTATGAACAAAATCCGTGATTCTATAATCCCATTACCTAGTATCGTGACTTCAACCTTACAATTGCTATCAATGTGGCGTTCTAAGAACAAGGCAGGAGTCTTGAAAAACCTCATTGCTGAAGCCCATACAATTGCACGCTTAATGTGGCAAATGGACATAGATGATGGTTCGTTGTTGATCAGGGACGAAAGAACGGACAAAAGAGTCAGACTTACTGCTGACGACTTTTCGATTCGTTCCGACACGACTCCCGAAGACCATCCGAAAACATCCGAGTAAACTCCTCGCCGTCCTCGTCTTCTATCTGTATCGGGATGTCTGTAAAATCCATTTTGAATGCTTCAATCATTATACCGAATAGCACTAGAACCATTAGGACCCCTGTAAAGAAAAGTAAACCCACCATCTGTCTCGATACATGGAGGGGTCAGCGGCGCATGAAGTTTTCGATTATCTCCCGTGGACTAACCACGGCTTGACCCATTGGTGATTGAGACAGGCCATGCTCTTTTTCAGTTGCTAGGATTGCGTCTAAGCCCTCGCCGTAGGGAATCAGTGAGCGTGTGAAGTATGCAGGTGCGGTGACATTCCTGCCCGCTCTATTCGTAAACGAGATAGGGCCTAATTCATTGATACCCGCTCTTGCGCCCGGAGGTGCGGCGGCGTAGTATTGATTCCCGTATCGCCCTGTTCTGATCGATTTAGGTTCCTCCCATTGACCCTCGGATTTACCTCTTGGTTTGGACCTCCAATACTTTCCGTCAGTCAATTGAGGATAATCAGGCTCTCCGCTTAATTCAGGGGCATGACTCAACCGCTCTTTGAAGTCCTTGCTACCTCCCTGTGAGAGGAGTTGCTTCAACTCATGGGCCTGCAAGTTTCTTTGTTCACCAGCACCCGGCATGTCATTGTAAAGGACATTACTGCCGTATAGGATGTCATTCAACGGGTCTTTTGCACCTTTCAATCTAGGGCGTGGTGTCCAGTCTTTAGGAAAATGACCAAATAAATCAGTGGGCTTCAATTCGGGGATGCCCCCTCCGCCCACATGCATTCTTTGAGGCAACAGTGGAGAGAAGTCAGTGATACCGAATAATTCAGATGAAGCGGGGTCTTGATACGAAGCGTGTTGAATGTTTGCCATATCCCAATCGCCAAAGGAGGTGGGGTGGTATCTCAACACAGACACCGGGTTCTCGATGAATGCTTTCATATCAGGGTTGTATTCACGAAGGTCCTCCATCAAATCAAAGGTTCTTTGCATTGTCCTTTGACTGTTTATAGCGGCCTCATTCTTTGGTTCCCAGCCTGCCGCTAAGTCTTCAGGGTATTCCTCGTCGGTCCCTCTTAGCATATTCAATTCACGCTTTAGGTTCCTCCCTCCGAGTTTCCATTGGTCGGGGGTTTTCCATGTATTACCGATTTGTTGCATTGACCATCCTTCGCACGGTCCACTAGCAAATAATAAATCGATAGGCCCACCAAAGTCATCAATCATTTGATCAGCCGTGAGGTTGAGAATGTTGACTCGCTTATCGGGAAGGATTCCAATTGGTTTTCCTTTATGCTGGTCCCAGTCATATCCAATTACATTATGACCTCTATCACGGGCCGCAGTGGACCATCCAGCGTGGACATTTGGCGTGCCATCAGGTCCAACGGACCCGCCAACAGCGGAGAATAAATCGGCAACATTCAGGCGATGATCATGAGATTTCATTAAAGCGGCCTCCAAGAGCATCCACCCTCTCATTGCCTCCTTATTAGACCGCCTATCCATTACTCTCACCGACTTGTTGATGCACGACTGCCGCCAGCACCTAGTTGCCTTCTCATAGCGGGCCTGACATTGCCACGACTCTTGTTTCGTTTGTATCGCCTAGCGGTTTTACCACGCTTGTTTTTGCGGCTTACCGTCCATGCTTTGTTCTTAGCCTGACGCACGGGCCTGTCTGAAATGTTGTTTTTACTGTATCCTTTGAATCGCCCTTTGTCAAGGTCTTTCAAGACAGCGAGTCCGGCTTCAACTGCACGGCTTTCAACCGAGGCCTCACTCTCCGCCATATATTAGCGCACAATGGACACTCCCATAGATGTATCCTTTCACGGCTCCCCGCATAAAACCCATTTATACGAATCGCTAAGACCACATTCTTGCATTTCGGGCAATCCTGTGAAATCTTGTCGGTGTATTTTCTAGGTTGGATTTACTCACGCCCCAGCATGTGTATATTCAATGATTACATGGTCATATGCGAGACCACCAAATACCGGCATTCCGGGGTCAGCAATGATGTTCAATGCTGTGGGCGTAACCGTGTTGATAAGCGGGTGGTCAGCAGGCATTACAATAGGGGCTACTTGATCAGGCTGTGCAATTGAAATGAATGTGCAGGTCAATAATCTCAAAGGATTTGGCTGACTCGGAACCGTTGGATTAGCCTCTATTGCCGCTAAAGGGGTATGTGCTAGTCCAAGTGGGGGAAGCACGCCATAATTCAAAACGAGAGGTCCTGACCACGCAAATATGGCTCTTGATTGACGGTGAACAGGTGTTAATTGATACGACTTCAAAGGAGTAGCATCTGTCTGATAGAACAAATGAGTTTCGCCTGTTCCTTCAGGGGCTGGATTTGAAGCGGTTGGGTCTCTCGCATATAGAAGCCCCATGTCGGTTATGGGGAGATTTGCCGCATTCAAGCCAGCAATCATATCGTTACGGGGGTTCTCATGGTCACTAGCGGAGTCTTTATCGATCAATGAAGATAATGCCACAGGACCCGGCCTGATGAATGTTCTTTTATCTTCAACTTGATGAATGACAGGATGCGATGCACCTTTTCCTATTCTTAACCAAGCCAAAACAGTGGTCTGTCTGACTAAGTGTGCAAAGGGCGTTGAAGGGTATTGATTTGAAGTGGTATCGACATATGACCCATAAACCAAACCAATGTTTTGAGGTCCACGGGGGTCCACATATACAAGCAAAATTGCTTCATCGCCAGCGGCTACGCCATTGGCTAAAGGAGCCACATTGCCACCTATACCACCAGCGGTTCCTCCGGGGTGATAATCAATATGATAATTGGTTGCGGCGGTGATGTCTATCGTAGCACCGCCACCCACGGTGTAATACATCCCGTCAACACACACAGTCCCAGTAGCAACTGAAAACTCTTTAGTGGTTCCAACTGAACCAACTGGGCTGATATGACAGTTATCCGACAAAGGGTTGTTACGATCAGAATTGTTGTAATCGTTTAGACCGACTGGGACCACACCATTACCAAGCAGGTTTTCGGTGATGTTGGTTAAGGTTGTAGTAGTCAAAACATCAGTATCTCGTAATCCTTCAAACTGATATGAACCCGCTGATGTAGCAGTCTTGTTGTGTCCTTCTGAAAGGTCAGTGTTTGGCATCAGCGCACCTCCACTAAGACATCGACACGGATTTCATTTGTAGTGTCCTTTGTAATTGGCAAGAAAGAGGCCCTATATGCGGCATTATCCAGTGAAGTCTCTCCATGCATAACAATCTCTTTGATTGTGTTTGCTGATGTCAAAGTCGTATCAAAAACTGCTGTAAATGAAACGGTTCTATCATCGATTCTTTGTATTGAAGGCGATTGCGTGATTTGAGGGTTGCCCGCCCCTCCATCTCTTGATGATGCCTCTCCGCCAGTGGACCCTAATGTGATGTTCTTTATCAGGCCCTGTAAATGGTCGGTTAAAGCCGCTTTTATTCCGTCTAGCGTTGGCATTTCGTATCTCCTCGTTACTTGACCACATATGGCCTGCTCTTGGACATTCCTATCGGTAACGCCCTATATGTGTTGGCAGGGTCTATCGCCTTTCGGACTCCAATTTGACCCTTTGAGTTGATTATCGACGCACGATGTCCAATGGTCATTCTTGTATTGTTGTTACTTCTAGTGACTATCCTGTGGACAGTAATCAACTTGACACTAGATGAAAGGGATACCGTGATCGAGTCTTGACTCACTAATTCCTCATTCCCCGCCGAGTTGCCAATGCTGGCCTGTAAGTCTGAAAGAATGCCGGATATACCTTTTTCGTATTGAGCGATAACAAAATCACTTGTTCCGCTTTCATAGTTATGTGTTGTTTCAAACACTGCAAAAAGACCTTTCAGGCCGTGCGTGGATAAGTCCACGCTGATTACATCGCCGGGGTGGACTGAAGTTGCATTGACCATGCCGATAACCCTTATCATTGGCGCACCATTTTCAATTCGTGATAGTAATGACTTTGCGAGCCTGATAGCGGTCTTTCGTGTTTTCAAGCCGGGGACTTCTTGAGTATAAGACCGGACTACATTCTCATCAGAACCAGCACCCGCTTGTAATTTCATCCGCTCAATGTCTTTGACTTCAACCAATACGCTTTCGTTCTCGGCTATTTTGTCCCCCTTGACGGCTACTACATTCGGTGAGTCGAACATTCTGCTGACTACAATATCTCTAGCACCACTATCCGCACCTATTCGCTTTCCTGTTTCTTTGAATACCTGACTTGAATACAGTAATACGCCTGATGCTGTATTGATCAGTTGATTGCCATCTATCTGTGAGGAGTTACGAATCACCTCCAATATATTCAAACCACGAGTATTTCTTGAAATGAAATTGTTGCTATGTTGCATTATATCCGTTAAGCAGGGGTGTCCTCCAATAGCGGATGGAGACACCGATGTTTGAATCATAGTCGTGTCTTTCAAGTTGAAACCAGCGGAGGATGAAGAGGCATCATTGAGTAAAGTCATTACAGCGTCTGTTGTTCTTATTCCGATAGTAGCATACTGGCCTGCAAAGACATTGCCCACTTCAAGACCGGAGTCGGTCAGGGTCAACCCATCCATATTCTTGAAAGTCACATATTTGCCACCAAGGTCGTCTTTTACCTTGTCAACCTTCCACCTTTGCCCTTCGCTATCGAATATGTAAGGCGGGAAAAAGTTGGAGGTTACTTCTCTTGAGTCTATCATTAGTTTGTTGCTTCTATCGGTGGCACTAATTCGACCTTGATTAGGACCATCCTCGATATTGAAGGTTCTTTGAGTCATCATAATGAAATCGTCGGGGTTATATGTCGTCAGGCCTTTATACGACAATCCGGTTCTTGTAGCGGATGTTCCATCGTGCTTATACAATGAGGTGGCTTGATACTCCGACAAAACAATAGCGTTGTCGATCAATGAAGGGAGAAGAGGATAGGTCTTGGTGAGGCTTATGGTGGCTTGTCCAAGCGAACCATCGGATACGGGGTATCTCTTTGTATTAGTGCTTGCTGAAGTCCCAAATGTCTTTCTTGCATAAAACAGGGTGGTCCCATCCCAAGTATGTCCAGCAGGCAGGTCCCCATTCGTTAGTAATGGCGATGTATTAGCAACAACGCTTATGCTCAATATATTTTTGTTCTTTGAGGTATAATGTATTGAACCTGAATACCCCGGATACACTAGGTCTCCTGAATCAGGCAACATTGAGGCATCTCTAACAACCATGTAGTAATCAGAACCAATCGAGTAGTATCGTTTTATTTCAACACGATTGTAATTCCTGTTTCCGTCGATATACTGCTTTCTGACAGCCTCGTTTGGCCTTTGTTGAGCCGCATGGTCTCCGCCAATGTTTGATGATGAGTCGGAGTATCTTGTTTCACTTTGACTGATTACTTCAAAACCTCCGGGGTGTGTCGATTGGGAATAGCGTGGTTCAATTTGAGAATATACCTGACCATCGGGGTCAATTCTGTTTGCATCTGATTTGAAAAACTCAAGCATTGCTGTTGAAGGAATGAGGTGATACACTACATCATGATTATTTGGGTCCGGCCATTCAATGACAAACTTATCAGCCGCTGACATGATCGGTTCCGTCATACCTTGAGGCTTGTTCATATTCAATTCAAAAATACCGTATCTCTTGTCTCTATGATAGAAGTTGTCGGATGGCTGGGAGAGGTCGCCCGTATCTAGCGGCAATGGACCCAACATGTAGCCGTCCTGTCCAAGTGCGGCTCCATTTGGGGCGAAGGGATACATTTTCGATGGTCTAAATGGCCTCACTATGTAATCAACAAATGTCCTTGTGGGGTGTGATGTTGACCCTTTGGTCCCTGAAACCGCAAGAGTATTGCTCACTGTTGAAAGACTACCTTCACTTTGACGATTCAAATAGGTTTTTCTTAGAATGAATACACCACCCCAAGGCGGTAAATCAGCCCCTCCTCGGATGTTCCATATATCGTTAGCACCAGCAAATGGCGATGCCTTGATAGTGTCTGATATGGCATCAGGCTCACCCTTTGAATCATTATTATCGACTGAAAAAATTGGTTTGTCGCCGTAAAGAATGTCTGTTGTGTGAGGGGTATTGGAGACCGTGAATGGGACTCCAACCGTCCCTAATGTATTACATTTGACCGCCGTTCTCAACTTATTCATGTATGAGGGGGTGATTGGGTATTGCTGTCCAACCATTAAATCAGAATGCAAAGAAGCCGCCTTTGTTGAGGTAATCAGATAATTGCTATTCTTTTCAATTGTTTCTTCTTTAGTGGTTGTAATGATCAGACCCATCCTAGGCTCGGACCTTGATGATACCTGCCTATGGTCGGCTATTTCAGCGAGCGGTGTGGGCAATATGTCCTGTCCTGCTGTCAAAGACGAGTCATAACCCCAGCCACTAGATGGGAATGAACCAGTTGCTAAGGCATCATTGGAGTTGGTATGTAGCGCATTGCCTATGAGATGCCAAGCCGACCCAAAGTTTGTCGTTTGAACAGTAGCAATCGAATCTGAACCAGTCCCAGTTTCATCGAAAGACGGGATTAAGGGGTCGCCTCCTTTACTAAGAACCGGCACTTGATTCAAGGCGGTATGAGCCGCATTATATTCATCGACCCACATACCGGCGGGCATGTGAACCGGCTTGAAAACACCAGCGGATTCCAAACCAAAAGAACGACCAATCCCTAAAGGTTCATCACTAAATGAGGTAATTGGTTCGTTACTAAGCCTGCTATTGTAGGTCATAGGGCTTCCTTGAATGGTGTGTCCTGATAAAATAATGCCAATAGGAGAAGACCTTTCAACACCCCCAACATCCGTGTTACTCCACATATATCCGGGGTATGTTGCGGCTAATGCCACCGAGTCATGTTGGCCCCCATCAAAACGACCTTTACCAAAGATAGAACCCTGTGAAGTTTCAGTCTCCATAGGGTCTCCCGCTAACATGTCAACTGCATTCGATGCTGTTCTTACTCCCCAAGCACGAACAGGTAAACGCCTTCCATGATCAAAACCAACCATTGGTTGTAGTCCTAGATACAGTTGATGTTTGATATTGAAGCCTGAACCTTGTTTCACACTATATTTTCCAAGTGTAGTTTTGTAGGGGTTTATGCTGTCTCCAATTCCTTCACCACGAGTATATCTCTCCCCGTTGTAAACTTTGGGCAACATCATGGTTCCTCTTGCTTCTCTTACGGTTGTATTACCCATCATGACCGCTGAACCGGACTCCAAAGTCCCCACGCCATGCCCGCCCGCATTCAAGCCGTTAAACCCGTATGACTGAAGCCACTGCAACGCATATATGCGCTCAAACTTCTGTGCTGGCCTCATCTGACCATACCTGTAATTAGGATTTGGCGCACCTGCTAGTAAGTCAAAGATTGACTGTGCGGTGTATGATGTTCTATTGATTTGTTCTGTTAAATCCAACCTTGAATGGTTTCTCAAAAGCAAACCTCTTGTTGCAGGGAATTGCATTGCTCTTGGCATACCGGCTTCACGGTATCTGAACATCATAAAGTGTTCACGGACAGAACCCGTTATTGCCGGATGTCCGTATTCAGCGAGCCAGTGGCATAGGAACGCATCAGGTTTCGCACCAGTATTCGTGTCCGTTTCTTTCAAAATCCCCCTGTCCCATTCAGAAGCAAAATCGATAGTCATCATGTTAGTGTAATCGGGGTCGTGAACAAACAAAGGTGGGACTGTTGCTAATTCGGTGGCAACACGGGGGTTAATCCAGCCCCATTCGCTACCTCTTACAAGGTATTGAACCTCTTCATAAACGGCTGGCAGTATATTTGAAGTCGCAGGGTCATGCATGTGTTTTAGCAGTCGAGTCATAGCCGGTTCAGGCCTGCCCCCTGACAATTGATAGTCACCGATCATGAAACCATTGACCATCATTTCTGATGCGGCGGTATAACGGTTCCTGAAATTAGGAATATGGAGATTCCCATCGGTGTATTTGAATTGAATATCCGTTGCCGAGGAAATGCCTGAAACAGATAAATCGGTGACTGGCTCACCAAATGCGACCTGCTCAACAAATCCTTCAACATTAGTATGTTCCTGACCCGGTGCGATCAACCAATCAATCTGTTTACCATCTTGGTTATTGAATTGGTGTGCATATGCCGCTAACAAAACAGTCTCACGGGTTTCACGGCCATAACCAATAGTCGCTTCTTCTAATGGCAATCCATCAGCGGAGAATGAACCAGTCGCTCCCGCATATCCAGCAACTCCTTTCAATTCAATACTGTCCAAAGCAAACTTTGAGCCTGCCGCACCTGATGCTGGTGGTTTAGCCTGTTGAAATGCGTGATGTTTGTTCTCGGTTTCAGCCTCAAACATCAGCGTGTATGCTGAACCATGACTTCTATGCAATTGTCGTCTCATAGCAAAAGGAGTGCCTCTATGAGTCAAGGGGGTTACAAATGAATGCCCCTGCCTCCCAAACCTCAACCTAGCATGTGGGACCGTAAGCGGCTGGACCGCACCATTCGCTGTCATTGGCAACACGGAACCTCTTTCAGCGTGGTCTGTAATCCGATGTGCGGAGTATATCCTAGTGGTTCCACTGGGGACCGCACCGGGCGTTATATCCGTAGCAATTCCCTGTGTTGAAACCATATCGGGGTGTAGTAAACGCTCACAGTGAAAAATCAACATGCGGTCATGTGTATCGAATTGAGATACATGCCCCTGTTCTATTGCTCCCTCCGTCGCAGTATTACGAACCCCTAACTCTCCCTCGTCCCTGCCATACAAAGTAGCAACTCTTGACATGAAAGTTGATTCCAAATGGCCGGGGTCGTGTTCTTCAGGAGGGGCAATTCCACCCATCCCCCATGTTTTGTTTGAATGTGCTTGAATGCGGTCATGAGATGACCGGACAAATATACCGCCCGGTATCTCCTCCGCCGAAGGCAATGTAAGCCTCAAGTTTGGAGTTGACTTTCCATTGCTTGATGACGGGCCAATCCGTTCCTGACCAGTTTCACTATCAAAAGACTGGTTTTCAACAACAAAATCCCTGATTACTGTTCCAAAGGGCGAACCTCCGGGCAAAACAAGAACCGCACCTGAATCATCAACGACTTCAATGTCTTCAAAGACCATTTCTTCATTTGTGATGGTGAGTCCTTCAACTCTTTCTGTGTTGATCGGGCGTTTTACGAAAAATGGTTGGCTATATTTAGCCCCTGTTTCGCCAGCATAACCTGAAGATGCTTGGTCATTGATGAGGGTTAAACGAGCGGCATCAAGAGCGGAGTTGTCGGTTATACCTGAAAGTCTATCAAAGCCATCACCATTTTCTAATTGATTTGAATTAGTTGCGCCTTCGTTAATCGTTTTACCTTCATAAAGCACTATGTTCTTTTGATTTACATCAGTTGAAGTCGGTTGCTTTGTCCCGTGTTCCATTTTCGCAATCATCAAATGTGTTTCTCCGTTAATATCAGGGAATGTATCGGGATTTGCCGCTGTCATGCCACTGATTGCTGGTTCTGTAATTGTAAAGTCAGGAGGGGGTATAGACGGCAGTAGCGTTGAGTTTAGTCCTTCTATGCTGAACCGACAAAAACCATGATTCTGTGTATGCATCACAGGAGTCCCACCCTTTGATTCATAATTCAAAGCGGGCAACCCCATATTGCCCCCATCCAATGATTTAGCGGTCAAATGCCAAACGGGTAATGTTTGACCAAGACCTTGAACCACAGGCCCACCATTCGCACCGGCCCAATAACCGCCACTAGCGGAGGGATTTGTCGATTCCCACGAGATTACAACTGTATGCTGTGCTGGTGCGGCTTTCAGGGTCAACTCCGATATTACTCTCGTCCCCGTTCCAGTTGCACCAGTGCTTTCAATCAAAGTGGTGGTATCCATCGTGGTTCCCAAGAGTTTGTCTTTGACCCCGATCAAATCAATAGCGGGACCTAAATCGTGGAGAGTTGCGGCGTATGCGCTGGTAAAATTGGACTCATCTTTACCCCAACCTCGGATTGGTTGCCATGAGTCATAGGTGTAGGTTCTCCCCGCCACAGGGCTGTGTGATGGCGAATGAGTTGAATCGATTGAATCACCCGGTAATGCACCGCCTGCTTGGACGGTAAACTCACCCTTTGGAGGTAAATCAGATGGCCCCGCATTTTGAAATAAATCTCTAAAGTGGATTCTTAGCCTTGAAGTTGTAGGTGCTGAAAATGATTGTCCAATGTATTCACTTTGTCCAGCCATATTGACATATCTAGCCCTCAAATACCTAGACATTCCTCTTTCGCCAACTTGCCTGACCCGCTGGCTGTTAATTTTAGCCGCAATTACTCTAGCCGCTTCTTCAGAACCGAGGTTATAACCTCCGCCGTTTGCCAAACTATATGCGGCTAGGTCAACAATGATTACATTTGTAGTGTCACTTGTTGGCTGGGCGGGTATTGAAGCAGGGCCAGCATTTGCCATACAGGTTTTGATCAGAACCTGAAGCCCCTGCCGCCATGATTGGGTGTTTATTCCGTATTGCCACCCCCCTGTTCCCGAAGCGGAATGTTCGTCGGTATATTCAGTATCGGGATAGGTGATGTGCATAGAGAACCACCCTGAAGCGGGGTATCCCGATGGACCGCCGAGCGGTTGAATCGATGCGGGATAGACCTGTTTACGGTCCATGAACCCCCTATCCGCCAATCCCGCCATATTTACCACACTAACCTAGATGCATACAATCCTTGCGCTTCTAAAACCGTAAAAGCACGGTCCCACACGCCAATATGGGCCAGCGAACCATTCTTCAGGAATATCGGACCCACATCGTTATGACCATCGGTGGCCGGAACAACTTGAGGAGTCCCATAAGTCGAGGAGCCAATAACGCTCGGAGCCTGATCGAAATAGTGAGACCCATTATGGGGCGCACCGTGTAAGGCAACGCCAACAGTAGCCATGCAATTCCCCCTGACACCTTTCGTAGGGTCAACTGTCGATGGTTGTCCGTTTTCCAATGGGACATAAGGATGGTCAGCAACTCCCTCGGATGTTGGTGAGCCTTGATGTTCATGCCGAGGGTATTTTGAGCCACCTGATGTTGTTGTGCGACTATTTGGTGCAGTGCCATCATAGAGAGCATCTTGGTCTGTCACCAAGAACGCCGATAAATCAACTCCGTCGATGATCAATTTACAAGTAGCCATTGACAAGCCTGATTGGTTGCCGTCATGAACGAAAACACAGTGATGCCATTCATTATTTGTAATGTATAACGGCGAACCTCCGTGAGCGGCCATATATGCGGCAACATCAACATATGCGAATCTAGGTTGGCCGCTGGTTAAATCGGCATAGTGCAACGCAAAGTTGTATTCTTGATTCAAAGCCGAGGTATTTGCACCCCCCATCGAAACCCCCCAAGGTAAACCACTCGCATCAATTCCGTGAATTATTGGCCCTGACATCGCATCCGGTCCACCATTTATTGACATAAAAAAGAATGAAACTGTAAATGGCTTCGACGCTGATAGCGGCCTATTCACCTCGGATGAAATCTCGCCTCCAATTCCACTTCTAGGCCCAAGGTGAGGCAGGGATGCAAAGGCCTCTCCGACACCCGTATTGTCCCAGTCATGACACACCAAGTATGGGTATCCGGTGGTTGGCCATGGCCCCGCACCTGTATGTCCTATGAATTGAATAGGCCTAAACTTAGTGTGGCCTGTGGGCGAAGTTGCTGTCAGCGTTGCTTTTCCTGCGGGAACGCTTAACTTTTGATAACGACCATAAATCTCCTCTTTTAACACAGTTTCATCGTTTTGAGGATATGCCGCAGTGTATTCAGTCGTGTAACTCGCCGCATAGGGCAACGGGTTCTCTTCGACCATTGAAAGGTATAACAAGCAATCGTCAATAGGTTGACCAGTGGATGGTCTTATTCGTGATTTATGATGCAACCCTATGTATGAGTTTTCATTGATCGTATCGTGGTCTTTAATCAGCGTAAAGTCGAGGACCGCTGAAGCCTTATTCGTTTCATGTAAGTTTTGCATTCCTGCGAAGCCGGTGGGACCTTTTGAGTAGTGATGCCTGTATGAGTCGCTATAATCGTTTGAAGAACCATCGCTGACATCGACCATCACCCCCGTATGCCCGCCTCCAAAGAATAGGATTCCTTTTGAGTTGACCAATGGCCAAAGTATCTCCACGCTCAATCCTAGAGCGTCTGTTTCAACCCCTAAACTGTCTTTAATGAATAGACTGTCGTAAAACTTCTCAATTTCAACCCATGGGGTGATATTTCGCAGGAGAACGCCATTTGTAATTCTCAATCCTTTGTTGCTCAACTGACTAATTCCTTCAAACCAAAACATCCTGCCATTTACCCTGCCAATCCCTCTATTTGCCGCACTGATCTCCGAGCCAAGCGTCAGAAGGCCTTCATATGCACGATTATCAACAGCGATATAGTCTATCGGGGGGGAGTTGGCGGCATTGAAACCTGCCAATGCGTGAAGACTCCCAAACATCGTCTGTCCGGTTGTAGGCCTTCTTGGGACCACCATTTTGATGTAATCGCCTGTTATTGTCGTGTCCTCGTCATCATCACTAAGAGTCGGTTGAATCGTTGTTGTTACAATTGTTTGGCCGACCCCTGTATAAGACCGAATCTGCTCGTTATATGGTGAAAGTAAACGCCCATGAGACCCGCCGGTAAATGTAGTGATAGGAACAAAGGTTTCACCATCAGAACCGATTGGTAAAGGTGCAGGGAATGAGTTTGCTTGATAATGAAGGCTATTTGTCGCCAATAGACCCCCTGAACCAATACACGCAACCGGCTGATAGGGGTATGGGCTTCTGTTATCCAACCATATTGCGAAGTTACGAGCCGTAGCCCCCGGTATGGTGCTGTGAATTACAATTGTTTTGCCCTTTTCGCCGTTTCGACTTTCAACTTCTTTACCTTCAAAAGCCCTCACATAGCCCATATGAGAGCCGGTGTTACCCTCTCCAAGGTGGTCGAGGTCGAAATGATTTGGTGCGTCAAAAGCACTGAACCCGATGTCGTTTTTAGCGGCGGGGTGAGCCGCCAAGTTGATTTTTCTGATTACTTCATCAAAGCATGAATTGAAGTCCTTCTTTGTAGTTGCTATTCCATTGAAATCTAAATCCATAGGCCTAATGTATTTTGTTGAAAGTCCATCGCTAGATTTGCCTTGAAGAGACAAAGCCGATGGTTTACAATCGACACCCAAAACCAGCGGGCGATCAGAAAAGGAATACAACGCCTCATCGCAATCATAATCAAAAGCCTCCATAGAAGGAACCCCTCTTAGCCAATACTTGTTCACATTTGTCTCGTCACGAGTAATGTCTTGGCCCCCTGTTGCTGAAACTCCCCGTCCAAACAAAAACCCAATTTTATGTGCAATTGAATAAGCGATGTCCTCCTTTGTATGAGAATTGTGAGCCGAAACCGCTAGATTCCACGAGTCTGTTGCCAAGGAGGTCATACAAACATAACCGCCTAAGACAACAGTCATCCCCGGAGTAATGTCATTCAAACTCGCCGCCGCAATTGACGATGCCTCCGTTATACGGTCTGTTTTTGACATCGACCAAAGTGCGTCAATAGTAAAGGTATTCCCCACTCTTGTAACCTTGGCAACATAACCCATTTTACCTCCAAGTAGCCCCTCTCCAATTGTTATGCAATGTATGCCTGTCAATGGCAAGTCGTTTAGTTGTAATCCTAATTCTGATAAAGAGTCCCAGCCATCCGCATTATCCACGGTAATCGTGCTAGAAGGTCCATCAACGCTTTCAACAACCGCTGTAACGCTTGGGCGTTGGCATCTGATCAAAGGACGGTGGCGGGCCACTTCAGCCAATGCCCCATAAGTCGATACGGTCAAACCGGGCTGACCACCGTCGCCAGTGGGTAAGGAATGCTTGTAAATTGAGTCTGTAACTTCAAAAGAGGACGCATATGCGTCAATACCCCAGTCAATAGAAAAACGGCCCTCTTGATTCTTCATTTCAGGCCGGTTCATTGCCGTCATCGTGCAATCAATGGTCATGCCAAATCCTTTTTCTGTTGGCAATGGTTGATTGTCAGCATCGGGATAAAGAATCTTCTTTGTATCGTAAAACATCGAAGGGAATAGAGGCAATTCAACCAATGCTCTTGTCGATGCATAATATGTTGAGGACTGTTTATCGTTTCTTACAGATGCATTCCCCGCCCCAACTATCCTGTCCTTCCATCCGGGGAAAATAGGGTGTTGTATTCGTGAAGGTTTTACATCAATAGCCCCCTGACCCGGACCTCCTAATGACAATGAAACGGTTGGCGTGCCTAAATCACCAATCTCTTTGAGGGGGGTCCCCTCCGACAATTTGAAGTCCCTTTCTGTTTTCTGATCGGACAAATCCATGAGTAAAGAGCGGCCTCTAACTGTTATACCCGCACTCGCAGAAGTGCTAGTCCCCGGTTCAATTTCTTCGATTCGTCCTTTCATGAGGGTATATTCCAAATGAACGAGGTGAGACTCGCTAGGGTTTGAAGGTTCAGTTATCAAACCGTCTAAACCGCCTCCAATCCCTCTTGAAGTCGGATGAACCAAGACTAGCAACTCTTCACTGGTAATGTCGTTATCAATGACATCAAACGCTCTATTTGATGCCGACGAGAACACACTGCTCTCTTTCTTTTTGATGTAATCTGATGACCCCGCACTCGATGACACCCTTAGAAGGTGGTAATCCGCCGAAGTGTCAGGGTCGGGGACCACCGTGCTGGGTATTGCCTTTGGACGGCCAAATCCTCGGTATGAATATCGATTATTGACAAGACAGTCATCAAGGTTGATAAAGGGTGAAGGAGTTATTTCACCACTAGGAGCCGAAGTCAACACATTTGATTTTAGTGGCTTGTTTAGATTTTTAGCGGGTATCGATACAATACCGCCGGGTGCAATAATCTGAAAACCAATTTCAGATGCGGCTGGTGTTGCCCCTGAAATATCCCAAGGCCTCTTTAGAAGGTCAGCAAGTGGCCTGATTGCCCCTGTTGACATTTCATAGGCTTGACTTCCCGCTGGGAATGTTTTTCTGACAACTAAATGCCCTTTATGCTGACCGTCTCCTGTAATCCAAGGCTTGGCGTAATCATTTACAACAGTGTGCGGGTTTGCTATACCCGTCCCTGCAACAACTTCGCCCGTCAAGTCAATAGCGTCATAATGAACCTCGATGATTGGAGGGACACCATTTGCGACTAAATATGCGGGGGTTGTGATCAAAGCAACTCTTGTGTTTTTGTCAGGAGTCAGGTGTTTGATATAAGCCTCGTTTGTAGGGATATATTTCACTGTTTCATTTGGGCCAATGTAATTCCCTGTTTTATGCTCTCTAAATTGAGCGTTATGGTTTATGTCTAATGACTTTAACATGAAAGGCTTGATGTCATCAACTGCAATAGCAATGATGTCATCACAGGTGGATGAGGATAAATTGTAACCCCCCGCTCCAACTTGTTGAAACGCTCCTGATGAGTATTCACTAATTACCCTGTTATATGGAGAGGCGGGGGCTAGACCCATAGTGCCAACAACAGATGAAGACTTATTCATAACACGATTTACTTCACCTTGATACACCATTTCAGTTACTTTCACCATATCGCTTTCGTTTATGATGCTGTTAAGAGAGAGGTCATCTGATTCATAAGTGAAAGTGTCCGATATTCCTTGAACCGTCTTTTTCACATATTGAGCATCAGGCTGGGGCAATGATTTGAGATAAAACTCACCTTCAACAATTGAATATGATGTTACTCCCCCCATCGCCCCATAGGTCAATTCCGAATCGGGTTCGATCAGGACTCCCGTGTCGTCGGTTACTTTCATACCAAGGCTTGCGGGCGCACTCGGAGCATAGGGTGGCGGTGAAGGTTCTTCGGGTGGGGGTTCAGGGGGGTCAAACGGTTCTTCGGGGTCAGGGCCAATAGGGGGTGTTACAGGTGTGGATGTAGGTGGTTCTTCGGGTTCTTCAGGTGGTTCAGGTGGT